CAGCAACGTAATGAGTTGATAGAGGTTCGTAAAGAACTCTCTGCATTGAAGAAGCGTAAGTAATAATGGGGCGGGATCTGTGTGGCACGGAACTGGTCTGCAAAACCGGTCTTAAGGGTTCGATTCCCTCCCGTCCCTCCATTATGTCTCTGTAGGCCAACTGGTAGAGTCGCTGCCTTGAGGTGGCAGATGTTGGAGGTTCGACTCCTCTCAGAGACACCAGTTTATGTGAGAGTGGCGAAACGGTAAAAGCAGCCCCACATTAGGGGCGGGTAATCATGTAGGCCTACAGATTATCATGTTGGTTCGACTCCAACCTCTCACACCAATTCAACCCGTTATAGTTCAATGGTAGAACGCATGTCTGTGGAACATGATACGGTGGTTCGATTCCACCTCTCGGGACCAATTCAAGGCTCGAGGTGATTGTATGTACTAAAGGATCTTTGGTCGGCCGACCTTAGGTACAAGTCGCAATCTTACATCACAGTGCTACCAATAAACGTGCGGTGGTTTCAATTCATGCCTCTATCGACTATCGGTTAGGTCGCCAGACTCTCAATCTGGAAGGGTGAGTTCGATTCTCATTAGAGGTACCAGTATTCATTGCTCTTTCGTCTAGCGGTAGGACGCCGGCCTCTGACTCCGGAAACTGTGGTTCGATCCCACGAAGAGCAGCCAATCAATGGAGTGTGGGCAGGCTGGTAATGCAGCTGTTTGCTAAACAGTGCTACCCGAAAGGGTAGAATAGGTTCGATTCCTATACACTCCGCCATTCAATGCGGGCGTAACTCAGAGGTAGAGTGCCGTCCTTCCAAGTCGGAAGTCGTGGGTTCGAATCCCATCGTCCGCTCCAAACAATGCGCCTGTAACCCTCCTGACTACGAATCAGGTGAAAGGTAACCGGAATCATGCAGGTTCGAATCCTGTCAGGCGCTCCATTATCCTGAATTCGTTGGAAACAACCAACGAATTAGAGTGACAACTTCAGTCTCTCTAAAACAAAGGCCACGTAGCTCAGCGAATAGAGCATCGGTCTTCGAAACCGAGTGTCGGGAGTTTGAATCTCTCCGTGGTCACCAAAATCAAGGATAGAAAAATGAAGTTACTACTTACTTTGATTGCTGCGGCATTTTTAATCGCGGCGCCTGCTAATGCTACGATTGCGTCCTGGTACGATTGTGCCACTCCCGGACAGTGTAGCAGAAGCAAAATCACAGCAAACGGGGAACGATTCAACCCCAATGCGTTGACAGCAGCGCATCGAACTTTACCTTTCGGAACCAAGGTCCGAGTGACACATAAAGGAAAGTCTGTTGTCGTGAGAATCAATGACCGTGGTCCTTTCATCAAAGGACGAAGTATCGATCTTTCCAGAGCAGCTGCTCGGAAGATTGGATGCCACGGAGTGTGCAAGGTAACAATGGTCGTCATCAAATAGTGCTTGACATTGCCTTATAAATAGTGTACTATATACAGTATTGGGAGTACGGGGTTATGGTAACATAATACCACGTTCGACATAACCGTAACCCATAACGGGTTGGACATACATCGGGCCGGATGGGCGGTGCCGATGCTCCCAAACTAAATACTCAGGAAAGTGGAGGGCGTAACCACTCTAAGAAATCGCATCGAATTCAGGCAGCGGTTACACGTTCTACACCAGCGTGAGGGCTTCTATAGCTCAGGCAATAGCGCAAACTTTGGGCGTGACTGTAGGGAGAGGCCTACAACAGTTTCAGAAACCAAAATGTCGGCGCCGGCCGGACAATAGGTAGGGCTCATTCGGGGTCCCCGAGTATAATACAGGCTGGCACAAGTTTTATGGATAGTTGGCAGAGTGGACTATAGCGCCGGTCTTGAAAACCGGAGAACGTGATGAGCGTTCCGTGGGTTCGAATCCTACACTATCCGCCATATTAGGATATTGATGTTCCACATAATTTACAAAACGACAAACATCATCAATGGTAAGTTTTACATCGGTAAACATAAAACCAAAGACCTGAATGATGGGTATGTTGGTTCAGGCAAACTATTGAAACGAGCCATAAACAAGTATGGAATAGATAACTTCCATACAGAGATTCTCCACATCTGTAGAGATGAAAAGCATATGAACCTATTGGAAAAGATTCTGGTGGTTCCTGATCCTGAAATCAATTACAACCTATGCGAAGGTGGTATGGGTGATTGGGGATATCTCAATAGAGAATATTGGAAAGAAAAGAGAGTGGAACACAATAGAAAGTACACTCCCTTCAAAAAAGGTTACTCTCCATCACCACGAATGATAGAGGGATCTAAAATAGGTGGTAAAAAACGAGGTGATCAAATCTTGAAAATGTCTAAAGAAGAAAAACAAAAGGCATTCTCAAACAAAGTTCCGCGGGATCAAAGTCACACAGAAGAAACAAAAAAGAAAATAGGATTAGCCAATAAAGGTAGAGTTCCTTGGAACAAAGGTATTTGGAGACTACAATGACTGACAAAGATTGTGCCTGTGGCCGGTCACCAACTGGTAAGTGTATCGGTTGGCACGGCTTGACAAACGAACAATACTCTGCTAAACTACAAGAATACGAAAAGCAGCAATTGACGGAATCAGCACCTCAGTTGTTGAGGGATTAGCAACCAGGTACGTTTACATACTGTAACGCTCTGGCAACACCGCAGAGTTCCTGCTGTTCCTCAAATGTGAGAGAACCATACTGTTGCTTCTGGCGCAGGACTTGGAATCGCAGTTGTAGAAGTATCAAGTTGGTCTGATCTACAGACTGTTGAATCTTGATAAACTCATTCTTCATTACGGGTCTGATGCCGGTGTAATCACCTGCCGCCCAGAGTGAACCGCCGATAAGGGTCAGAGCTGCTAGTGTAGCAGCTGTCTTTGATATCCAACCGGTAAGACTGAAAATAGATTTTCTTGGTGCCATAACAACCTCCTATTGTGTGTCAACAAGTATTTAGAATAATGCTGCCTTGGTATAGCTGGTGCGTACATACGCCTGAAGAGCGTGGGGACTCTGTTCGATTCAGAGAGGCAGCACCATTCAGAAGAGTCCAACTCCGCAAGAGTTGGCGGTAAGAACAGTGGCGGCGCGGAACCATGCTCGTAAGTCGTTACCGTCCCGGTATCCAAGAGTAAAACATGGGTGAGGATACACTCTTCTGTTAGACATTTAGAGAGTAATGATGAAAAAGTTTGATGGTAACTGGAACTTTGATCCTTCAAAGTATGTTGTTTGCAATAGACACTATGACCAACCTCTAATTCTCGCAACGCGAAAAGAATGGGCTGAGTGGAATAAGGTTTGCAGAAGAAATGATGTGCCTGAATGGATTGAAACAGTAAAGAGATAATGCGTCTTGGGAGGAGAAGGTCTCCTCACCGCTCTCATAAGGCGGTAATAGTGGTTCGATTCCACTAAGACGCACCAAATAAATAGAATACTTGCGGTGACGGCCGCAAGTAGGAGTGCAAGGAAGTGTCCGACCGTCAAGAGCGGATAACTTGACTAGATGGTGTGGTGCCCGTGTATGACCTACGAGAGTAGGAGATGCAGCGTCTTAGTAACTTGAGAATCTAGGTTGTCGCGCATTGGATAGGTATCCTGACCGCGGCTTGTGGGTGAACCCAAATCCCACCTCCCCCGAATTTACTGAGGATGAATGATGAATAGCAAACTCTATGATCTGGTCATTGAAGCATACTGGAACGCCATCATGAATGGTGACAAACTCAATGAATGGACTGCTGAAGAAGTAGCACTGGACATGTGTGAGTATGATGCTGAAATTGAACCCTATCCTCTTGAAGAAGTAATCGCTGCCGTAGAGCAGTTTAGAAAGAACAAGTAACATGTCACTTTATTCATACCCATGCACGATACTTCGCGTAGTAGACGGCGACACAATTGATGTGGAACTCGATCTTGGTTTCAATATCAAGATGAAGGAACGAGTCAGATTACTCGGAGTGGATACTCCTGAAGTGTATGGCCGCTACTCAACACCAGAAGGTGCTGTAGCAACAGAGTTTGTCACCAACTGGCTTGTTGAACGTGCCAATAAATACGGTTCGTTCTCCTATGTCAGTAGGAAGTATGACGCAAAAGACAAGTATGGCAGAAGCCTAGGACTGATCATTTGGACCAGTGGTGATGGCACTGTCATGGAAGACCTGAATGAAGCAATCGTGCTTTCAGGTAATGTAAAGTAAGTTAATGCGGGCGTGGCGTAGTGGGCTGCGTGGGACGTTGCCAACGTTCAGGTGAGAGTTCGATCCTCTCCGTCCGCACCAAATTTACTAAATAATAAGTCGAAAGATAGAGTAAATCATTATCATATTTGATTTGTTATGTTTTTGTAAACAGGACAAAAAAAATGACAGAACAGAACAATAAATCATACAATATGGTACAAAATTTATCTACTAGAATGGATAAATTAGAGAATAGATCGGATAGATTAATAGTGTTAGAAACAAAAGTAGATTACATCATAGAAAACATGAGTACTCTCCCACCAAGCAAAAAATGTGAAGCATATCACGAAAAGAATGATGAAAAACTTAAAAATCTGGAAGATAATGTAGAAACCAAATTCAAAGAATATGATAGATATCAAAATAGGTTTATAGGTGGATTTATTGTTTTGAATATTGTTTTTACACTCTTTCTAGAAAAGATGAAAAAAGCACTAGCACTATAAATACCAACAACCAATTATGGTCTAATACGAGGTAAAAATCATGTCGAATCTTATCGTAGTTTTGGTACTGCTTGCAGTCGTTGCCTGGGTCGGTTGGACTCTATGGCAGAACGGATGGGACGTAAAGAAGGCCGGTGCTGCTATTGTTGCTGCTGGTGCCGCTGCCTGGCTTTGGTTGAATGACTCTATCACATCTCTGACCTCAGGTTTGTGATACTCAGAACCGCTGTTGGCCCGTGGCGGTATACAAGTCGGCTCACCGTAAGGGGGCTGGGTGAGTTCGTATGGTGTTGACCCCAACTCAATGTCATATGTTACTTGCTAACGGGCTCCCATTCTAAACAACCTCAAGGAAATAAAAAATGAAGACCTATCTTATCGGCGCATCGCTGGTGGCACTGCTTGCTATGACCAGTATGGGTGTAATGAATACTGCTGATGCAGCATCAACGAAGCGATACTGGCACTGTGATCGAACCATCCTTCTCAAGGATGTTCCTGTTCTCTGGCGTAACTCAGATGAGTGTCCCAATGAATCTGTAGTCGACCGCATCCGCGACAAGGCACAGTCGAATAACGACAGTGACGATGGTGATGGTGGTGATGACGACAACGGCGGTGGAAACGGAAATAACAAGGGTAAGGGCAATAACGGCCACGGCAATGATGCTGATGGCAACGACAATTCCAACCCAGGCAATTCCAATGACCCGAGCGACAACACCGATTCGGATGGAACTCCAGGCAATTCCGGCAATAACGGAAACAATGGAAACAGGGGCAACAACGGAAACAACAATCGCCCTTGACATTCCTCTACACCTAGTGTAGAATACTAACAATAATGCTTCTTGCGCCAGATGGGACGGCATCGGTTTTACACACCGACATTGACGGGGTTCGATTCCCTGAAGAAGCACCAGAATAATGCGGGTATGGTGTAACGGCAGCCACGCTGGTCTTAGAAGCCAGTGACTTCGGTCGTGGGGGTTCAAGTCCCTCTACCCGCACCAATAACGGTCGATTAGTTCAGCGATAGAACGCTTCCCCGACACGGAAGAGGTCAGTGGTTTGATTCCACTATCGATCACCAACAACGCCCCTGTAGTTCAATGGTAGAACAGTGTATTGGTAATGCACAAACAACGGATCGTAACCGTTCCGGGGCACCAAATAGGAACTTTATGATGAAAGAATGGGAACTGAAGGAAATGTCTTCCTCTGAACCTGAGATTGAAACAGAAGACCTATGGCCTCCTTGTATCATGACGGTCGAGGAGTTCATTGAGGACTGTGATCAAGGCGCACTGATCGACTACGATGGTCACGCCGAAATGCTCACCAAAGAAGGTGATGTATTCGTCCCCCACGGCCGAACCTGGCCATCCGAACGCCACAAGATTCCAAAGCTGATCACACACATTGAATGGTTCAACCGATGAGAGTTCTTGTCTGTGGTGGTAGAGACTACAACGACTATGAAAAGGTTCGTTGGGCTCTTGAACCCTTCCTCAATCCAGAGGTCACAACAATCATTCACGGTGGTGCCACAGGCGCAGATAGTCTGGCAGGTCGATGGGCAGAAGAGAATGCCATTCCTGTTGAAATCTACTTCGCCGATTGGAATAAATACGGGAAGAGAGCAGGGTACATTCGCAATGTCCAGATGCTCAACGAAGGCAAACCAGACACAGTGATAGCATTCCCCGGCGGTAAGGGAACTGAGATGATGATCAATTTGGCACGTTCCGCCAACGTGGATGTAATAGAGGTGAAGACATGAAACTTAGAATGCAGTATGCGAAGCCTTGGTTGTTCCGCCAAGAAGCAGAAGTGGACAATGAGTATGTGTGGCGGTCAAGTTCAAAGTACATGCCACACCAGAACAAGAGAGAACGTGACCGCAGGGTCAAGCAGATGACCAAGTCTGCAAACGCAACATTTATGTATAGGGTGTAGAAGCATCCGATAAAAGGAGAAGTACAATGACTCGTAAAGAACTAAACATCGAAGAAGTTAAGGCATTCATCTCAGCCCAGTCACCTGAGACAAAGGTGTATCTAGGCGCAGACTCTGAACGCTTTCAAGTCAACGGTGTTTGGTATGCTGATTACATTGTAGCAATAGTCATACACAAAAATGGAAAGAACGGTTGCAGGGTCTTCGGCGGGGTAACCCGAGAGCGTGATTATGATCAGCAGAAGGATAAACCTCGTATGCGTCTCATGAATGAAGTCATGAAGGTTTGTCAGTTATACCTAGAACTGGAAGATGCATTCGGTGATCGTGAGGTGGAAATTCATCTTGATATCAACCCAGATGAAAAGCATGGTTCATCTTGTGTCATACAAGAAGCTGTAGGATACGTTCGCGGTATGTGTAATGTTGTCCCTATGGTCAAACCAAATGCATTTGCAGCCTCATACTGCGCGGACAGATTCAAAGACGCGATCATGTCCGGTCATACAAAAATAGTTGCCTAAAACACGCATCCTATGCTGCTGATGAACTAAATAGATCAGCAGCATAGGAGACTATCATCATGCATTATTACCTTTATGAAACCAAAAACAGAGTCAACGGCAAAATCTACGTTGGTGTTCACAAAACTGACGATCTAAACGATGGATACCTAGGTTCGGGTAAAATACTTCGGCAGGCCGTTGAAAAATACGGAGTAGAATCATTCACCAAAACAATACTAGAACAGTTCGAAACATTCGAAGATGCTCTAAAAAGAGAGCAAGAGATTGTGACTGAGGAATTCCTTGCCCGCGAAGATGTTTACAACCTAAAATGTGGTGGACTTGGAGGTTGGGATTGGATTGTGAAAAACGATCTACATAAAAACGCCTTGGGTAAAGTTCCTTGGAACAAAGGAAAAAAGTTACCCCCGGTACCTGACGATGTTAGAGAACGAACATCCAGAACAATGAAAGAGTATTGGGAAAGTAATGAACATCCTAGAAAAGGTAAACCCAGTTGGAATGCAGGCAAAAAGGGCGTGCAAGTTCCTTGGAACAAAGGGCAAGAAATGCCCAAACACACTTGTCCAAAATGCGGTCAAGAAATGAGTCTACTAAACTTGAAGAGATGGCATGGAGATAAGTGTAAGAAATGAAACTACACATACGAAAACTAGTATGGCAATATGGTCAAGAGCCTGATCTGTTGCCATACTTGGTTTGTGATGCTTCTGGTAAAAAGATCAGGGCATTCCAGGCTCGAATGGAAGCAGAAGATTTTATCACAATGATGGGATTGAAAAATGAGACCTGTTGATCACGATAGCCACAAGTGGCGATATTCTGATTCATCTTACTACGACTTCGTTTGTGAGAAATGTGGCATACCTGAAGGTACACAAAAAGCAGGGGAACCTTGTCCTAATGAAGATAAGGTACAAATACCAAAAGAAACTACATAGTGCGGTTGATCCGCACTTTTTTGTGATCGGAAACTATGATACTAAATTATATCAAAGATAAGTACAGATTGTCGGACGAACGAATGGCAATCTGTAATGAGTGTGAGCATCTTGAACCAAAGCGAAAGTTGTGCAATCTCTGTGGATGCTTTATGGAATTCAAGACAATGATCCCCGGTTCTTCATGCCCCGCTGGTAAGTGGACAGAACAAAAAGATTGACTTCAACGCAACACTATGCTACAATGTGAACATGCAACAGATCATAGACATTTTCAAAAACAACCGAGACTCTAAACTCATTCCAACTCTCTCCAAGACACAATGGAAAGAGTTGAATAGTCAGTACAGCAAGGAAGACATTATTGCTGCCCTGATCGAATACATACGAATCGAGAAACCAGAACCACCTGTCTG